GTGGTGATTGCTGCATCATTTGGTATAAGATCAGCAACTAAATTTTTTGGAGGTAGGAAATAATGCCAGAACCACAAGTAAAAACATTAGAAATAAAAAGTGTAAACGATAAATATAAAGAAGCTTCAGATAAACAAAAGGCAAAAGATAAAGCTGAATCTTTTAGAAAAGATGAAGAAACAGGTTTGTCTAAATCTATGGGAACTGCTGGACCAAAAGAAGCAGTAGACATGAGTAGTGGTGGTGATGATGATAAACCAAAAGTTACTGATGAACAAAAAGAAGAGTTTAGAGAGCAAGAAGATACTTATCGAACTAAATCACCCGGTACAGCAGGGGATAAGTATTACAAAAATCCAGAGGGAACTGGTACAGGTCAAGGTGGTAGTGGTATCCCTGTAGAAAAAGATGAAGCATCATCACCAGTAATAAGCAATGTAACTACTAATACTCAACCACAATATGAAAGTTCTTCTTTTGGATATTTAGATACACCTACTATTATACCTATAGAAGAAGAACCAATACCTTTAGGTGGTCTTACTGATAAAGAGTTTGAAGAGTTTAACACTTATACTAGTTCACCTATTCTAGCAGATAGTGGTAATCAATTACCATTGTTGTTATCTGCTTTTAGAAAAACAAGAACTGGATTTAGTATTACACCTAAATTTAGTTTAAATCCAAGAGGCACTTTGATTCGTGGTGTTGATGTTAAATATAAATTTTAGGAGATCAAATGTATAAATTATCAGATAGAAGTTTAAGTAAATTAGAAGGTGTGCATCCAGAGTTAGTTGATGTTGTTAAGCTTGCTATAACACTAACTAAGGTAGATTTTGGAGTGACATTTGGTAAACGTACCAAAGAAGAACAAGAAGCTTTAGTTAAAGCTGGTAGATCAAAAACATACAAAAGCTATCATCTTGTTCAGAAAGATGGATACTCTCATGCAGTAGATCTGATGGCTTATATCAATGGTCCATGTTGGGAATTGAATGTTTATGATGATCTTTGTGATGCTATGAAAGATGCATCAAAACAATTAGGTAACATCCCAATCAAATGGGGTGCAGCTTGGAGTGAAGGTAGCATTACTAGTTATACAGGTACTGCTGAAGATGCTATGAATGCGTACATTGATCTTCGTCGTTCTCAAGGTCGTCGTCCATTTCTTGATGGTCCCCATTTCGAACTAATGTACTTATAAGTTCTGCAGCCAAAGCAGAATAACCAGCTATATCTTTATAAGAATCTAAATGTAAAGGATCTTCTTTTAGTCTGATAGCTTTTGTCAGTATCATCATAATACAAACATCAAGATAATTAAACTTTTCATCTTTAAACTCTGACCAGCATTTAGCTATTGATCTTAGGTTTTCGCTTGGATGTCCATAGGTGTGTTGTCTTGTTGTGAGTGTGTCACCTACTTCTCTCAAGAATTGTGATCTATTCATCTGTTTCTCCTTGTAAAAGAAGGAGTGCTAGAAGGGTGTAGTCCAGCACTCCCCTTGAGTCTATCTATTATGAAAGAGAGGATAGACTCTCTTAGAACGGAATCTCGTCATCAAGCAAAGGAGTTGAGGGAGTACTTTCCTTTTTTGATTGGTCGTTATTCTGTTTCTGATTCTCAGAAACTTGCAGGCTGAGATAATTTTTATTACCACTGTGTTGTTTTTTCCAAGCAGCTAAACGCAGTTTGGTTCCAGTATTAATTTCAAATCTCTCATGACAATTACCAGTGTAATCTGGTGATCCACTTTTGAGGTTATCATTCTCAAACATTGCACATAATTCTGTGTAACATTTTAACATAACCTTGCCACCTTTGGTTGTACTTCGAATCACTACCAGTTTATGTTCACTACCATCAATGTCAAGTTTTCCCTCCAATATAAAATCATTGTTTGGAAAAGGTTGAAACACTGCTCCATTGTTTTTATTATCGTATTCTTCTGCCATTATCACTCCTTTTTAAAATGGTCTGTTTGGTTTTTTACCAGTTGATACCCAATCACCATCATCTTCTGTGGCATCATCTGGCATTAGGTTTAGTAATGCCTGTAGTGTATATCTTCTCATGTAAGTGATAGCACCACCAGTTCCTTGTGGACCTTTGTTATTATTATCTAATTTAACTGTAGAAGATATTGATGTATTTGTATCAACATGAGTAAGTCTACAAGTTAATGTATCTACTGGAATAGCTACATCTTTTGTTTCATGATTTAAATGAAATATAACCAACAAATTATTATCTTCTAATGATTTACCTACTGCATCCATAATATCTTTAAGTGTGTGAAACTTACCGAATTGTGCTTTGCCACTTTGCTTGAGTGGCTTGAATGTTTTTCTAGCTTTGGCTAGTGCTTGATATATTTTATCTTCCATTTCTCTCTCCTTAATGAATAACAATTCTTATTGAACCACGCTTATCTCTACGCAATGTAAGCCTATCTGAATACAGTTCTCTTTCATTTGGTGCCACAAGACTCTTCAATTCTTTCTTTGTTTCTTCGTGTTGTGAATGTTGAGTTGCCGTTGAGAAGTAAGTATCAACAAGACTTGTAAAATAATTATTTTGATTAGCATTTCTTTTGACCATTTGATTGATTAATACTTTGTCAGTATCAACTTCAACCTGGTCAGGATTAGGGGGGGCAGTATCAGATAATACATGCTGCCAAAACTGAAACAATCTGTTCTTCATTGCATCAAGATAGTCACCGTTCTTAGCTACATGGACACATTCCCATCTACGATTACCAAACTTATTAGCAAAGTAACAACTAGGTGTATTGCTAATCATCATATAGAATTGTAACTGTGGCATATATCTAGCCAGCTGATCTTCCATCTTGTTGTATTCATAGGTTTCTTTTGCTTCGACAATCGCCGCCCTGCTTTGGGTGGCGGCGTCGATTGTCCCCTTTAGTGGAACACCACTCCAGTTCATCTCATATGTTTTCTGATGATCTACAAGTGATTCTTTGTGTATCTTTTCAAACCAATGCAATATAAATTTTTCATTGTGAATACCAGATTGTACTGTAAAATTATCTGATAAATCTTCTGGCTCTTCTCTGCCAGTTTTGATTGACCATAGTTTAACCCAATCACCATTCATAATACGAACAGCATCTGAGCCACCGATAAAACCTATTCTATTGTTCATGGAACACCTCTCTTTCATAATGTTCTTATATACTATTGACCTAAAAAAGTAAATAGTTTATTACTGTTCAACAGGATACATAAGTGATATTCTCCATATCCTGCCTGTTTAACTAGGGCAACTTTTTGTTGCCCTTTTTCTTTTCATCTTCCCAATCAATATGGAATGATTCAACTACTTCATCTGGTCTTGTAAACTCTTGTGGTACATATGGTAATGTAATCTCCACTTCTTTTGGTTTCTTTAACCATCTATCATGAAATACTTTTATTCTATGGCTGTACTTTTTTATATCCATAATACTCTGTCCTCGGTCTTTGCAATGGTAGTTTCTCTAAATAAAATTCTTCATACTTATATGTTACATGACATTTATATCCTTTGCCATAGATTTTGTCAGACCACAGTTGACATTCTTCTGCGCTATCAAAATGCATAACAGTAAGCAAGCTATATAAAACAATCTTATTCATCATTATCTCCAATCATATATTTATTTCTTTTCTTATATTCTGGATCAATCATACTTAAAATATCTTGAAATACAGACGGATCATCTGTTCTTCCATAGAATGTATGTGATGCTTTATCTTGATCTCCATCTTTATTTCTAAAGCAAGAGATCTTAAACACTTTACCTTTTCTGTACATTTCTTTAAGTGCATCTTGAACAGCATGATATTTTTTCATTTGATCTTCATTAAGATCACTATATCTAGTATCAACTATGCTGCTAACTCTAACCCATAGATCTTTAAACTCCATACAACGTACTATCATGAGTGTTTTCATAATCATTTGCTCATATGAAACTTCTTTTTTAACTACTTTTTTGCATGGTTTCTTTTGTTCATTTTCAGATGACCATACAGTTTCTAAAATTTCTAATACACCATACGGTATACTTCTGCCAGACTTACCATACTTAGCAATAATAACATCATTCAGTTGTAAATTATGTGTTTGAACATCTGATGGATGTATATAAACACTTTCATTTCTGGTAAGAATTAATCCTACTTTAGCTTCTGTAGTTTGATCTTGAAATTCTGGAGGATTAGGTAGTGATCTTACAATCCTAATTTTCCCTTCAAATGTAACACCCATTATTTTACTCCTAATAGTTTTTTATGATACAATTTATCTAGTTGATGTACTAGAGACTCTCTGTTTCTTTTTCTGTGGTTTACTATCTTTGCAAAGTCAGACCAAACTGGAAACTCAACTTTCGTATCTACAATCTCTCTCATTGCATACAAAGTTATGTCAGCTGGTACATCTAAAAGCTGGCTTGTTAGTGCTTTGATTCTCACACTTTGGTCAGCAGCAGTTTCACCATACGGTTTTTTCATCAACGTAGAAATTGAGGCTAGAGCCTTCTTAATTTCTTCCGAGGGCAATGGTACTAAAGTATCTAATATAGCCTCTCTACAAGCTTTAAAATGGCTCTCATCAGCTATTTCAATGTCAAGTGTAGGTGATTTGTGTTCAGATCCTAGTTTAATCGTCACTTTTGAGTCCGTCAACGACTGAAGAGAAGTAGTCAGATGAATGTCTATTTGTATGGGATTTTTTATTCCCTTTAAAACTTTCAAAGCTAACGACTTTCTTTCCCCACTCAGCGACGTTACGACACCAGTTGAAATAAGCTCTCTCTGGTTTTGCAAAGACTGAACCTTTTGCGACATGATAGTTGACAAACTTATCGGTTTCTTCTTCATGATTTATTTCTCCAAACTTACTGTTTATCTTATCTAGAATATCTTGATCTGGTTTCCATTCTAAGTTTAGTAAACCTTTTTTTTCCCTAGATATATTTCTATTTATATGGTTACTTGATAGGTTAGTGGTCGGCTGGCGACCAACGTAGGTCGCGTAGCGACCAAGGTTGGGAAGTATTGTATAGATATTTGATGCGTGTGAATTGCCAGATGTTCGAGTAATGTATTCGTGTTCTTCTAACCAGTTGAGTCTACTCTTGAGTGTAGTATTTTTTATACGACTTCGCTTGGTTAGCGTCGACAAACTTGGGAAACAAGTTTTTGTAGTGTCATCTGCATAGTCAGCTAGCACCATAAGTAACCATTTCGATAGAGGATCTTCAATATCATCTATCTTCATTACTTCTGCCATGAGTATAAAAGACATATATTCTCCTTGTTATTGGGTGAAGTAATCGTTCCATAACTCTTGGCATTGTGATTGTATATGACAAGAGTGAGAGATCATTTCACCAGCGGTTTTTGATTCTCGTTCAGCCCATGCAATTATAATTTCTAGATCTTCTACATGAGTTGCATCTTTGATTTTAGCTACAACTTCATTCCAAAACAAGTCATAATTACTAGGGTAGTTTACTGCTTTTAGTTTTCCCATGCTCTCTTTCCTCCATGAGTTGTTGAAAAATTTCACCAGACATAATGACTAGTGTTTGTGGTACACCTCTACGTCTTTTGTAGAAGGCTATATCTCTGTTTACCAAGACTTTGAATGGACTTGGAAAACTAGAAACATCTCTGTATTTAACTTCACCAATGAGTTTGATGCCTTGTATTTCTAGTACAAGATCACCAGTATATTCACCACCTAATGAACCAGACATTGGTTGACGTTTTGTTTTTATTCCAAGACTGTTTAACCAGTCTACGAACCACCGCTCATGATAGGTTCCTTTGTTTTTATTTTTGTTCGCCATTTATCACCATCATAACATTGTAAACATATGATATAATACTTTGTAACATCCCCATTCAAAGAGATAGTTACAAAGTATTCTGATTTGCATTCACAAGCTTGGCAAGTTTTATATATTATCTTGCTTGGTTTTTTCTTCTTCCGTCTTGCCACTATATCTCCATAGTATACATGATCTACCATACTTGGTTTGACCTCTGACTCCACTGTCTTTAATCAATCCTTGATTTGCTAACTCTGTTAATCTTGGTTGAATTTGACAAGCGTCTTTATATAAAGCTAGAGCTACAGTTCCAGAAGAAACACATAGCGTTGGGTTATTTTTAAAATATTGTAAGACCTCTTGTCTTAGAGTTAGTTTGTTGTTTTTATTTTGGGTTGCTGCTTTGTAGCTGGTATCTTGTTTTTGAAAACCGATACCATCTGATGTGTATCCAGCTGTATGACTCATTGCACTTCTCCATTCCAATGTAAATCTCGTTCAATTTTACCACCAAACGGTGCTAGTTTCATGTTCTTTAATTCATTCAAACATACATATCCAAGCTCAGTTTCATAACCTAGATTGCAATGACCAAATGCTATGTCATTGTCATCTAGTTCTGATAGATACCAAGTACCTACACCATATGGATTGAATAACTTTACAATAGGTTTAAAAGATTTGGTGCCATCTTCGTTTGCTTTATGGTTAGCACGAAGCTGACTTTCTATTTTCTTTGTTAGCAATTCCATAGCTTTTCCTCTCTTTCTATGATTGATTCAGCATGATCTACTGCATATCTACCATGCTCTTTGAACTTAACTTTGATCCAAGCTATAGCTTGATCGTTAGTCATGCCTTTGTCATTTAGACAATAAGCAAGTGTTGATTCTATATCAATTTGTAGATCACTGTTTCTTCCCATTGGTATCCTCCATGATTTTGTATTCTGGTATAGAATCATCAATGATATGTTCAATAGATTGTGATTTTAATCTTTCATTTTGTTCTGACATAGACTGACTCATCTCTTGCCACATTTTGTACTCAACTTGTTTGAACATATAATCAAAAATTATTTTTTTAATTTTTTCATCTTGCTGTAATTCTAAAAGTACAGCCAGATCCCTGACTGTCTGACTGTCTGAAAGCCAATCAGAAAGTTTGGAAAGTTGTTGTGGAGTTTCGATTATTTCCAGTAGCTTGTCAGCTAGGTGTACATATGGATTTGTATTTGGCATGGTTGTGCCTCCTCTCTTTCAATGGTTTTATTGTATACTAATGTCCAAGAAATACAACTAGTATTATGTATATCATGGTAAACAACCATGCTGATGTTAACATACCTAGTAAATATTGACGTATCATATTAACCTCCATAAGTAAAAAGAGAGACCAGACGAGCTGATCTCTCTTTGATGTATTATATAACTTTCTTCATCTTACCAGATTCAGAATCGTATGATTTAGCATATCCATCACTGTCGATATGTACTCTATCTGGATCACTGATAAGACCAGCTATCCTACGAGCGTCACTACTGATGGCTTGGCTGTTAGTGACCAGTTTAGATTTAGTCATGTGACTATACTCTTTACCAGTGTGATCTTTGTATACTTGCTTGCAGGCTGTCAATCGTTGTTCAATAGCCTCAAGTTCTGGTTCCATTCGTTGATAGAGTGCTACCTTTTTCTCAAGGTTGACGTCGACAACTTCTGAACCTTCCTCTGGTATAAGTTCCTTGATCTCAGCTCTTAATTCATCCATCACTTTTACCTTGTAGTTATGTGAATTTTGTGCAGTGTAGCACATATCTTTGTAAACTGATTCGATAAAAGCCTCATTAAGCTCTGGTAAAGTTTGTCTAGGATGCTTAGCGAGAGCCTCTACAAGTTGTACAAGGGTTGCGTTTTCAAGTGTTACTTTTTTAGTAGTTGTACTCATTTTTACCTCCATGAGTTAGTTGATTAATGGAGACACGGAGACACTCCTCGAGGGAGCGACAGCGACTTTACTGATTCGCAAGGCCTTTAGTCGACGAGCCTGCCGAGGAGTTGCCTTGCGACTCTGCTCGTGGTTTGTCATAGTGTTGGAGTTAATCGGCTGACTCAGGGGGGTGGAAAGGTGGACAACGGATAAAAAAGTGACACTTGAGAACCAAGCCTTGTGACAAGTTGGAGAGGATCGAGCGGTGGTTCAGTGTGCAGTATAGTAAGAACTTAACCAGAGGTTAATGAGGCTTGTTCGAAGCTGTTTTTGATATGTGGTACGCTGTGCAAAATACACATGACTTCAAGTAAAATGATGGATGAGCTGAGTCAAGGTCTTGTACCAGTTGTAGGTTCAGTAGTTGACGGCGTTAACTTTGAGATGAAGGTGACACAATAGCAATGATTGGAACAAGACCTTGAGGTTCACTTGTATGACGGTTGACAGAATGTAAGCAATGTGCAAAATTACACATAAAGAGGAGAGTCATATGACAGAGCTAACTGCTCAACTAACCGACAAACAAGTGAAGCTTGTTGATACGCTTGTAGCCACAGGTTGCAGTATCAAAGAGGCAGCTGGTATTGCTGGCTACGCTAAAGGAGAGTCAGGTCGTGTGTCTGCTAGCAAGGCATTACGGACTCCAAAGGTACAAGCCTATATGCAGACAGCAATACAGCAGACTCTTGGACTAAATGCTACGTATGCGGCGCATAAGTTGTCTGAGCTTAGCACTGGTGCAAGAAGTGAGTACGTTCAGCTAGAAGCCAGTAAAGACATACTTGATCGAGCAGGATTTAAAGCTCCAGACAAGCATATGCATCTGCATACGGGTGGTATTAAAATTAACATACAGCTGGACTAAATGCATAGCGTGTCAACAAACCATAGGGGGGTAAAAACAGTTGTAGTGTTACGGCAAGTAGTGGTCTACAAACATTTTTAGTCAGAAAGGTTCGTTATGGCAAAAACTCCAGCTTGGCAAAGAAAAGAAGGTAAGAATCCTAAAGGTGGTTTAAACGCTAAAGGAAGAGCTAGTTATAAAGGTGGAACACTCAAGCCTCCAGTAAAGAGTGGTGATAATCCTCGTCGTGCATCTTTCTTAGCTCGTATGGGAAATATGAAAGGTCCAGAAAGAGATTCTAAGGGAAAGCCTACCAGACTTCTTCTTAGTTTAAAAGCTTGGGGTGCTAGTTCGAAAGCAGATGCTAGAGCCAAAGCAAAAGCAATAAGTAAAAGGAATAAAGCATAATGGCAGTAAACGCAGCTGGTAATTATACCAAACCTTCAATGAGAAAAAGTTTATTTAACAGAATCAAAGCTGGTGGTAAAGGTGGTAGACCTGGTCAATGGTCAGCAAGAAAAGCACAGATGCTGGCTAGAATGTATAAAGCGAAAGGTGGAGGATACAAGTGAAAGCTCCTCAAAGATCTTTACTTAACTGGGGTAAACAGAAGTGGAGAACTTCTGATGGTTCTCCATCAAAAGGTAAGAAAAGATATTTACCAGATGCTGCTTGGAAAAGTTTGAGTGCATCAGAGAAAGCTGCAACAAATAGAGCAAAGGCGAAAGGTAATAGAGCTGGTAAACAATTTGTAAAACAACCAAAGAGTATTGCTAAGAAAGTGAGGAAGTATCGAACATGAGTATGCTGTTTAAAATATTATTTTTTTGGTTGCCTTCAAGAAAGGCTAAACCAAACCCACCAAAATATCTATCTAAACGAACTGAACGAACCAAACGTACTGAACGTACCAAACGTACTAAAAAGAAATAATGTATTTTCATAAGCTCAATCAAGAAGAACGCAGAATACTTCGTCATGTTGTAAAGACTGTACACTTAAAACATTTTCCTAAACAGTTTTGTACAGATCATGAAGCTGACAAGTTGATTGCAACTATTCTTCCAGAAGTTATTGAGAAGCATTTAAAGACTGCAAAAGATTTTAAGATAGACGAATTGTAGTGCATACATTTACATACAAACCAGATGGTCAAACAATAAAATCTTTTATGAAGGACTCTAATTTTTTTAGAGGTATAAGAGGTCCAGTTGGTTCTGGTAAGTCTGTTGCTTGTTGTGTTGAGGTATTTCGAAGAAGCCTTGAGCAAAAGAAAAACAAAGAAGGTATTCGTAAAAGTAGATGGGCTGTAATTAGAAATACAAATCCACAGTTACGAACAACTACCATTAAGACTTGGCTTGATTGGTTTCCAGAAGATCTATGGGGTAAGTTTCATTGGTCAGTACCATATACGCATCATGTTCAAAAGAATGATTTGGATATGGAGATAATATTTTTAGCATTAGATAGACCAGAGGATGTAAAGAAGCTTCTTTCTTTGGAGCTTACTGGTGTTTGGATAAACGAAGCAAGAGAAATACCAAAGAGTATTATTGATGCGTGTACTATGCGTGTTGGTCGTTATCCATCCATGCGTGATGGTGGTGCAAGTTGGTCTGGTGTGATTGCAGATACGAATGCTCCAGAAGAAGATCATTGGTGGCCTAT